AGGCTTTATATAAAGAAGCTGAGGGATTTGAATACGTAGAAACGCATGTTGAAATTGATGAATCACCACTAGGTAAAAAAACAAAAAAAAAGAAAGTAACTAAATATGCCAGGTCTAATGCTCAATTATTAATTTTTGCTCTTTGCAACAAATTTCCAAAAAAATGGCGAAGAGTTGACAAAGAAATTATTGATGCTATTGAAGAAGGTAAAGTTAAATTAGATGTAACTGATAAACATATTAAAGATGCTTTTAAAGCTTTATATCCTGCAATGGATGAAAAAGGAGTAGAAAAAGTTTTAAAAGAAACTGAAAAGTTTAGAGAGGACACAGACAAAAATGGCAACAAGAGCAAAAAAGAAAAAGGTAAAAAATAATAATGCTGCTTTTATGGCATATTGCAATTATATTTCTTATGCTCTACTGACTGGACTGGATCAAAGAAAACAAGACAAACCAAGTTTTTCAAATATTGAAGATGTTGGAGAAACTTTTGCAGAAAAAGCCCCACGAACTAAAGAACAACTGGCTGTCTATTGTGCTGTTGTGCTAAATAACAGATTTCCACATCCTTCATCTAATGATAAATATTGTGTTGAAAATGGGCATATGTCACCATTAGATGCAATTTGGGGAGCATACAGTGAAACGGACACTTTTTCAATATGGTATGCAATGCGAGGAAGTGGCAAAACTTATGATTTGGCTATACTTGCATTTTTAGAATCTTTATTTAAGCCTAAATGTTGGACTACTATATTAGGAGGTTCGCTTGAACAAAGTACAAAAGCAGTTTCATATTTGAGTGAGTTATGGAATATGCCTGCATTAATAAATACAAAAGGGAAATTTCTTGTTAATGGTGAAGTTGCTGGCCGTGGCTATAAAACGACACATGGTTCACAAGTTCAAGCACTGGCAGCGTCAACAAAATCAGTGAGAGGCCCTCATCCACAAAAGTTAAGATTAGATGAAGTTGACGAAATGGATAAAGTAATTTATGAAGGGGCATTGGGCCAGCCAAAAACAAAGTTTGGTATATTAGATAATGTAATTGTTAGCAGTACATTACATAACGCTTTTGGACTAATGTCTGAAATAATAGATGACAGAGAAAAGTTAATGGCTGCTTTTTATCCCTGGTGTATAAATGAAGTTTTAGAACCAAGAGGATTTTGGACGGCAGAAGAATTTAAAAGGAAAATTTCTCAATGTACTATTGCAATGATAGACGCTGAATACAGATTAAAAAGGCCAAAAATTGGGGACACTATATTTGATTTTAACAGCATAGACAGGGCGTATAGAAGAGGTATGCATGAAAAGTTTGATAATAATGTTTATACAGAAGCAGGCCTTGACTGGGGTTATGCTTGCACAGCATTAAGCATTATACAAGACCCTAGAGAAATCTTTAGAAACCCTATTACAACGACTTTTGAATACATAGAACTTAAAAAAAGATGTAATGAAATATCAAAAATTTGTATTGAAAGGAAAATAAGGCGTATATATTGCGATTCAAATCCAAAGGATAGCAATATTACACTGAAAAAAACTTTATTAGAGCATAGATGTAATACAGAAGTTGTAATAATTGCATTTAATAAATGGAAAGACATTGGAATTAATGTTTTAAGATACTTATTAGAAAAAAATTTGCTCAATATAACTGGCAAAGTGGCTCAAGAAAAAATGAAAAAATATCACTTTAAGAATCCAGATTTAGGCATTATAGAAAAAGAAGATGACCATATTCCAGATAGTATGATAGCATGGGCATCAAGTAGATATAAAATTTTAGGAATTTAGGTGGCTATATGGAATTATATAACATGGATTGTTTAATAGGCATGAAAAAAATAAAAGATAAAAGCATTGATTTTATCTTAACCGATTTACCATATGGTAAAACGAATTTAAGTTGGGATAACCTAATAGATGAAAATAAATTATTTTTTGAATACAACAGAATAATAAAAGATAATGGTGCTATATGTCTTTTTAGTTATGAACCATATGCAAGTAAACTAAGATTAGCTAATATTAAATATTATAAATATGATTTAATTTGGTGTAAGGCAAAGGCCACAAACCATTTAAATTGTGAAATTCAACCAATGCGTAAATTTGAAAAAATATTAATATTTTATAAAAAACAATGTATTTATAATCCACAAATTTCAGATAAAAAACCTGAAAATATTAGAAAAGATACTACAAATAGGAAAAATGTAGGCACATATAACAATATTAATAAGACAACTAGAAGAAAAATTTCTATTGATAAAACTTATCCAATAGATTTATTATTTTTTAATGAATGTAATGGTGTTAAGGGTAAACCTAAAGATATAACAGTAAAACCAAATAATCTATTAAAATATCTAATAAATACATATACTAATAAATATGATATTATTTTAGATTCATGTTTTGGAATTGGTAGTACTGCAATTGCATGTAAAGAAACTAATAGAAATTTTATAGGCTTTGAAATTAATACTAATTTTTATAATATAGCAAAAGAAAGGATTAATAATTATGCCAAATACAGGAAATAAAACTGCAGGTAATTTTAAAAAAGAATTATGTTTTGATTTTGATGGGGTAATACATAGTTATACAAATGGCTGGAATGGTGTTGATTTAGCATTAGACCCACCAGTTAAAGAAATAAAAGAAACGATTGATATTTTAAAAGAAAACTATAAAATAACAATATATTCATCTAGATGTAGTCATGAAGCAGGTATTAAATGTATTTCTGACTATTGCAAAGAACATAATATTCATTATGATAAAATTTCAAATATAAAACCACCTGCATTTTTGACTATTGATGATAGATGCATTTGTTTTGATGGTGAAAGTTTTGCTTTAATTGAAAAAATTAAAAATTTTGTTCCATGGACAAAAAAAGATAAAAAAATAAAACCAGCATATTATTTTAATTTTGATGATTTAAACACATCTAGTGATGAAGGTAAATTACTACTAGCTGCATTATCTATATTGACAACAACAAGTTTTACTTATAAAAATAAATTAATAGATGGTGAAAAAAAACATCCTGATGAAATAATTGATATATTAAAAGATTTAACAAATGATATATTTTATAAATCAGGTAAGGAGTGAATTTTATGGCTTTTTTACATCCAAAATCATCTTTTCCGCCTACGGACTGGGAATATTGGTACATGAAATATTATGAGTGGGCAGCGTGGTATTCTGGCGACCCTGAAACACTTTTAAAATATTACACTATGTTAGCGTCAGGTAATAAAAGTGCTCAAGAAAAGTTTTGGGCAAGATTGGAAAGAGAGGAAAGGGCTGGAATTGTTCATATGCCTGCTGCTGGTGATATAGCTGGAACTTCTGCAAATTTATTGTTTGCTGAAAATCCGAGGCATAAATACGAAGAAAACACTGATTCAGGAACAAGAATTAAAACTTTTATTGATGAAAATGGTCTGGATAATGTGCTTTTAGAAGGGGCAGAAATTTCAGCTGCTTTAAGTGGGTGCATGCTAAAAATTGATATAGATCCTAGTTTGATAAAGATTCCTATTGTAAATATTATTTCACCTACACAATTTTTCCCTACCTTTTGGCGAGGTAGATTACATGAAATATTATTTTTTAGAGTTGTTCACGTTGATAAATCTGGCAAAGTTTATCGATTATTTGAAAACAGAAGAAATGAAAATGGAGTGTTGTTGATTGACTATCAGTTACATAAAGGAACTGATAGTACAGTCGGCCCACAAGTAAATTTTGATTCAATTGAAGAAACTGCTAATAAAAACCTTGAATCTGTTGAGTATCTAAATATTGATGGATTAGGTTGTATATATTGCCCAAATATGAGGCCTAATAAATTACAAGTAGGGTCTTATCTTGGTATAAATGATTATCATAACACAATAACCATGATGGATAGTTTAGACTTTACCTGGACAAGCTTAATGAGAGATATTGAACTCGGAATGGCCCAAATTTTCGTTGATGAAGAATTGCTAACTAAAGACAAAAATGAAACTTCTGGAGGGTTGACCTATTTAAATAGGTTTAGCAAATTTACAAAAGCATTTACTAAATTAAATTTAACTTCTTGGAGAATGGGTGGCGAAACAGGAGCTAAACCTATTGATAGTATACAGTTTGAAATAAGAGTAGACCAGCATTTAAAGACAATTAAAGAACTGTTTTTAAATATTATTTCATTGTCTGGTTATTCGCCTCAAACTTTTGGTTTAGGAGATGTTAATGCTGCGGAAAGTGGAATTGCAAGAAAAATTCGTGAAAATAAATCACAATTAACAAGAAATAAAAAAGAAAGATATTGGAAACCAGTTATTAGGTCATTATTTTTACAAATGCAGCAACTAGATGTTTCAAGTAATTTATCAAGTAGCTATACACCGCAGGAAGTTACTACAGAATTAGAAGATGCAATTGTAATAGATCCACTTGAACAAAGCGAAGTATTAAGAAATCTTGAACAAGCTCGGGCAATAAGTTCATACATGAAAATTAAATTGTTACATCCAGATTGGGACGACACAAAAATAAAGAATGAAGTAGATAATATAAATAAAGAAACTGGAATTACTGGGGAAATAATTTAATTTTCTTTATTTTGTATGATATTATTTATTCAAAACTGGAGGACAATTATGGAACAAATTGTAATGTTTAAATGGGAAAACACAAATGAATATAAATATAGGTGTACAATAAGTCAAATTGGTATGACTGTTGGTGAATTGATGAATAAAATATATGCATACGCAGGCCCAGATATAGAAAAATATAAAATTTATATTAATGGCAAAAAAACAATAACTTCTGAATATACTAAATTATTTAATTTATCAGTTCCTATTATTTATGCTGAAATTGACAAATACCTTAGAGAATCACATGAATATTATTTACAGGCCCTTGATATATTAACTGCAGTATATTCTAATTTAAAAGATATAAATAATAAAAAAAATATAGCACAATTACATAAAGCTGGAACTTATCTTACAGTAGGAAATTCATTTGTAACTATAGTAAGTTGTAAAAGTTGGGAAATGTTTGAAAAACAGCAGGCTGAATATAATAAATCTATGTTAGGTGTGAAAAATTAATGAAAGAAAAAGATAATAGTTATAATAATTCTAAATATTGTTATGAATGCATTCATTTAAATGTTACTGAAAAAGAACAATTAACAATGAGACTAAAGCCTAATCATTATTGTAATAAATATAAACAAGTTGTTTTGCATCATGGGAATCATCCTAATTTGCCAAAATTAGAAGAGTGTATAAATTTTAAAAATAAGAAGGGTAAAAATGATTAATCAAACTAGTTATGAGATTTTTGGATATCCTTTAACTGTATCTTCACAAAATGTTGTTTTTTTAATGGGAGATGCTCTTAAAAAATTACATAAAAGAATAATAAAAGACCCTGGTAATATTGAAACATGGCATAAGTTATATGAGCTTGAAATTGCTAATATTGCAAAACAATTTACTAGTGATTGGGAAGAATGGGCTGACTATGATTTAGCTAAATCTTATATAGCAGGAATAACACAAGCTGAAAACCAATTAAATGAACTAAATAAAAATACTGATAAGAATAATGATATAAATAATGGTTCTTTTCTTGCTAAAAGTAATATGTCAATACCACCAATACCTCCAATACCTGGGCAAGCTTTAGCATGGTTTGAAGGATTTGAAAATCATACAAGTTTTTTTGGTGTTTTCCGAAATGCTGCATATTATGGTCTTGAAGGACAGCATCTTCAAATATTGCGAGCTGGGCAAGATTTATATAGAGATGCTGCAGTTATGGCAGGTGAAAAGCATTTTAAAGAAAGTGATATTTTTACTAGAACTAGATATTCGCAAACTATGCTTGATCAATTTGCAAAAACTGGCGTTAAAACAATAACTTATAAAAATGGAGCCAGATATAGCATAGATAGTTACTGTGAAATGGTAGGACGCACAGTGGCAGGACGGGCAGCCGTCCAGGCAAGTTTAAATCGATATGTAGAAAGTGGATATAATTTAGTTATAGTAACTTCACACTTTCGAGCATGTGATTTGTGTGTACCTTACGAAGGTAAGATTTTAAGCATAGAAACACATCCATATTATGAAAGCATAGATGATGCAATTACTCAAGGGCTTTTTCATCCAAGGTGTGGTCATAGCGTAACTGCATATTTTGAAGGGTTAACAGAAATAACATTACCAAGTATGGCAGCAGGTGAGCAAAAATTAATTGATAAATTTGGGTATAATGAAGCTCAGAAAATCAGTTATGCAGCCCAATTAAGACAAAGAACAATAGAAAGAAATATAAGAAATTATAAAAGATTAGAAAATGTTGCTTTAACTGATATTGATAAACAAAAAGCACATAGAAAAGTTTTGGAATGGCAGAAAAAACAAAGAGAACATTTAAAAGAAAATACATTTTTACCTAGAAAATATAAAAGGGAACAAATTAGGAGGGCCTATTGATGGATAACAAAAAAACTTTAATTGGTATGATAAATGCAGCCGATGAAGCAAGAAAATTAAAAGAAATT